CCGCCTATCGGGTTCGTCATGTCTCCTGTGCGGTGCGGTACTTCACGACTAAATTTAACACATCGACTGTGTTGCCACAGCGTATGTACAAGTTTACTTAATCCTCACGCGCTGTCAAGCACTGACAAGCAATATCGCTAAAAAAGAACCAAGTGTAAATTTTTCTTTACTGGGTAATTATGGGTCAGTACTTACCCCAGAATATAAGCCTCGTAGTTACTGGGTTTTTGATGATTTTTTGTGGTTTTGGGGTAATGCCCATCTAATAATGACTCCAAAACAGCAAAAATAGAGAGAAAAATATAAAAATAAAAAGAGAGATGATAATTACCCTATTTTATTTTATTTATATATAAATCCCTTACATGGTGGGGTCTAGCGTCTGGGGCAACCATTGACCCAAAATTACCCAAGATGGGGTAATTCTTTACCATACGGGTAAATTTTCTGGGGTAATTCCTCCCTGTTTCTGGGTAATCTGAAAATAGTCTGTGTGAACGGTTGACGCGCAACAATCTGAATGCTAAGTTTGCAAAAGTGTTTAACAGGGGAGTTCACAATGGAATTGCATCAACTAGTAAAAGAACAAAACGAGATGGTCAAAGAGCGACAGCAAAAAGAACTGTCAGATCTGATCCAATACTTTCACTCGCAGTCGCGGCTTGGGCGTGCGCTTGGCGTATCTAGATTTGTTGTGAATCGCTGGGTTTCTCGTGGGCGCATAAGTGCAACAGCCGCCATTCAGGTTGAGAAGATAACACAGGGCAAGTTTAAGAAAGAGAATTTACGTCCAGACGTTCTTGTATGGAATAAGGAGTAATTATGCTGCACGCTGTCAATCAGGCGGCAAGCGTAGATGATTTGGAGTCTTACGCAGAGCAGCATCAATGCTCGATGGCTTATGCAGCAGCAAAGCTATCATCGCCGCTGATAAAAAATGCTGACCTATGGCCTCGGCTTGGGTCTGTTGAAAATTATAGAATTGAGCGCACATCACCTAATCTTGTTGCGAGCAAAAGAGGTGATTTACTGACGAAACTTGCTCATGCTTTGGGGGAGCAGTACCAGTTTCCAAAATCAACCGCATGGCTTCACGGTCTTGGTGTTGTTGCATCTGCTGCAACGCGCAATTTCCGCATAAAGTATTTCAACGACCTAGCGCCAGTTAACCTGTATTGCGTTACAAGCCAGCCCCCATCAACGGGCAAGTCAGGTGTGAATGGGTTTTTTACTGAGCCCGTCATTACGGCTTACGAGTCAATTAACAAAAATAACAAAGTCCAACGGCGCGTTATATCCGCAAAAATGGACGCGCTAGAGAAAGATATTGCCAAAACAAGCCCCGCAGACAACTCATACTTTTATAAAGTTCAGGAGTACGAAGATCTGCACGAGCAGCTTCAAAACACGCCAATATGGAAGCCGTTTTTACAGAACGCAACACCAGAAGCGCTAGAAGAAAGGGCATCAATACAGTGCGGCATGGTTAATGTGGTGAGCGCTGAAGCAGAGGCGGCAACCGTATTGCTCGGCGATGTTTACAAGGACGGTAACAGTGGGCGTGGTAACTTTTCGATGGTTTTGAGTATGTGGGATAACGAGCGCGCAGATTCAGAACGCGTAAGCCGAAAGGGGTTTGAAGGACGTGCCCGCGGAACGATTTCTGTTATTGCCCAAGATACGGCGGTTGATTCAATACTCAAAGCCGGGCAAGAGGGTCGCGGTATTGCCGAGCGCTTCCTTCTTCTTGCTGAGCCTGAAATACTGGGTAAACGCGACCACACTAAATTTATACCCGTGCCTGATGAGTTAAGACAGTCTTATCAAGCGCTAATACGCAATATCGTAAATGAAGAAAAAGTCATGATCTTGCGCCCACCGCAAGATGGATTAAAAGCTATTGCTGAATGGCGCAATTCATTCGAAGGAAAGCTGGCGCGCGGCGGTGAGTACGAAAGTAATCTAATACGCGGGTTTATGGGGAAAGCCGATAAGCAGGTGTTAAAGATTGCCGCAACTCTACATATCATCGAGCATTGGCAAGAAGGAAATGCTCGCTCACTTGATATTGATGAGGATTATATTTGGTGGGCTATTTCTATTTTTTCTGATCTTGCAAAAACATACATCAATGCAGCCGACGCTATGGGCTACACAGGTGACACATCAGAGGTAGTGGCGCTTGCTGACAAGATGGTCAACTGGGCTGAAAAAGGCAGACTCAGAATGAGTGTTGCAAAAATAGTTGACAACATTAAGCGTACAAAGCCGTTTAACGGCATCGATGGGCTGACTAGCAAACTAAAGCGCCACGCATTACCAGAGCTTGAGCGGTTAGGCTACTGCATTGTTGTTGACGGAGACGTTTATATCAATCCGAGGATGAAATGATGAAAATTTTTCAATTAGCAATTGATTACAATTTAATTGACAAAGTAAATCACCAAAGAATTGACGGGATAATTTATAGATTTGCTGGCAGTAAAAGCGAATGCCGTAAAAAGATTGGATGGTTTTTAACTAAGTCGGAGGTTACTTCGATAGGCGACATTGAAATAAACAGCCTAAGGATTGAACCGCTATGATTGATTACAAGGATTTTTCACACCAGCTTGACGGTTTATGGTCTGAAATACTGCCTCAGTACGGAATTGAAATACCACGTATGCGAGGCATCAATTCAGACAACTATCCTTGCCCATTATGCGGCGGTGACGACAGAGCTCATTGGCGCGATGTAAATGGTCGGCTTTGCTTGTTTTGCCGTCACTGTGCAGCTGACTCTATGCATCCGCCTGAGAACGTAATCATGGAATACGCGGGCATTTCATTTGGTGACATGGTTAAAGATCTAGCTGACTTTATAAATCACGTTCCTATTGAGCGTGTAAAGGTTGCACAGAAGCGGGTTTACGCACCTAAATTTAATTTGCCTCCAGACGACAAAAGAGACGAAAAGAAAGCCGCCAAGTTTAAATCTTTATGCTCAATTAGGGATTTGCTTGGTTGTGAGTTTTGGGAAAAGGATGGCGACCAGTTTTTACCCATCAAGACATTTGCAGACGTTTTAGTTAACGCAGCATGGATTGGGAAAGATATTAAGTTTATAGCTGGCGGCGTTTCCTATGGCGCTTACACGCTTATTAAGAAACAGAACAATGACGATTATTATGCTGTTTCTGATTGCTGGAATGCCCGTAAAATTGCTGAATTAACTGGAGAGAACGTTTTAATTGCATGGTCAAGTTACAACATAAAATACCTTGTTAAGCACGCGCCAAGCAACATGAAAATAACGCCTGTACTAACTGCCGATGACTCGGGTTGTGACAATCTTTGCTACGACATGGATTGGGTTTTTTATGATGAAAAAAACAATGAAATAAAACACAAGAAGATGGGAGAAGAACTATGACAGCCTTGCCAAACTTAAACGGGTATCAGTTGCGCCCAGAATATCAACTACCAGCACACGAGGCAACGATTGAACACTTGCGCAAGCCGTGTGATGAGAATACAAAGCTGCCTTTTAGACACTATCCAGCAGTTATTGATGCGTCGGTTGGCGCAGGAAAAACGGTATCCATTGGCGCAGTATGCAAGCATATCCAAGAGCGCGGTGGGAAGGTGCTTGTGCTTGCGCGTCAGGGTGAAATCATCGAGCAGAACAGCAAAGAATACTGGTCGATGGGTGGTAAATGCTCTGTGTTTAGTGCCAGCTTGGAGCAGAAATCGACAGCTTACAATATTATTATGGGTACTGAGGGCACGGTTGCTAACAGCTTGCACACAGCATTTGGCTATAAGGTCAACTATGACGGTTCTTATCAGCTTGACGAGAATGGCAAAAAAGTACCTAAGTTCAAGCCAGCGGCAATCTTGATCGACGAATGTCATCAGCTTGACTGGCAGGAATTGATGGAGTGCATAAAAGACAAAAATCGTGCTAAAGAAACAAAAAATCAGTATGTAAAAATACTTTTACACTTTATTGAAATAAATCCTGATGTACGCATTATTGGGTACACTGGATCACCTTATCGAGGCAAAACTGACATCATTGTTCCTCCTGAAGTTGGTTTACATGGATTCTGGCGTGAAAAGCTATATGAAGTGCCAACCATGTTGCTTGTGTCGCTAGGCTACCTTGTGCCACCTGTGTTCGGGTTTGGCGACGCTGATCACCATTACGACCTAGAGAAGTTTACACCCGAAGGCGGTGAAGGTGCGCACGATTTTAGCTCGAAAGAGTTGCAAGCGATGCAGCGCGAGATCTTAAAAGACCGCACAAAGACGCAGATAATCATTGAGGAAGTAATTGAGCGCACAAAGGATCGCAACGGCGTGTTGATTACCTGTGCAGGGAAAAGGCACTGCGAGCAAGTGTCCGAGTTCTTACCGCGTGGCACATGGGCGATTGTGACAGACTCAACAGGTTCAAAGAAACGACGCCAGATACTTAATGATGCACGGGCAGGTAAAATAAAGTACGTGTTGCAGATAGGATGTTTAACAACGGGGGTCAATGTTCCACTATGGGACACCTGCGTAATATTGCGCCGTATTGGATCATTAACCTTGCTTGTCCAGCTTATCGGGCGAATTTTGCGCACTCTAAAAAAAGAAGATGAAGAAAAGGGTTATATCAAAGACGACGGACTTGTTCTTGACTATACCGACACCATGGAAAGCATGGGCGACATTTACGATCATCAGATGCTTGACACTGCATTGGCAGAGCGCGGCAAGCAGTCTGGAGAAACACAGCCATGCCCACTTTGCCAAACCGATAACAGCATGTACGCGGTTCGTTGCATAGGTGCTGATAATACTCAACCAGACGGACGCTGTGAGCATTTTTTCCAGTTTGCCGTGTGTCAGAACTGCGAAACTAAAAACGCGCCTAGCGCTCAATCCTGCCGCAATTGTGAAGCCGTTATGATTGACCCTGCACTAAAACTAAAAGGTAAGGCATACACAGATGCAGAATATAAGCCCGTAAAACACGTTGAGTTTTATCGTTCTGAGTCGAAAGGCGCGAAGGGGTTTTGGGTTGCTTATCACTTGAAAAGCTTTATTAACGTTAACGGTGAAAAGCGACCAGAGATTGCCAAAGAACACCTAGATCCGTTTAGTAGCGATATTGTTAAGCGCCGCGCATGGGATAAGTTTTTGCGTCAGCATATTAACTGCCCGCGTATGCGGTCACAGGTAGGCAAGCAATTCCGCACGGTTTCTGAGATACTAAAAAGCAAGGCTGTATTTCAGGAACCAGTGGAGATCACACACCGAATTGACCCTAAAAAATTCACTAGCATCATAGCCCGTAAGAAGTTTCGTAGCGGGAGGGAGGAAGAATGAGTAACTATATTATCGCAATCGACCCCGATCTTAAAAAGTCGGGGGTGGCAATAATCAATATGGATAATGGCGACATAGCTGAGCTTTCAAGTATGCGACTGCCAGAATTAATAAGAACTATCGAGTATCTTAATGGAGAGACTTTTGCCATAGAGGACGTCAACAAGCACGGCACAGTGTATAGACACAACCGCAAAGGCGGGCAGGCAGTACAGGCACGGATTGCACAGAACATCGGCATGGTAAAAGCAGCGGGCTCTATGATTGCCGAGTTGATCACCGATATAACGGGGCGACCACCAATAC